TCTGACTCTATTTTCGATAGGTTCTGTTAGTGGCTCTAAGTGTATTTCATGGTGAATGCACCACCATAAAGAACCTAGTTTTTTTTGTTCTTCCGTTGCGTTTTGGTAGGGGTAGGGCATGTTTAACCTCCGATCATTGAAATGGTATGTTCTGATTGAGTGATTGTTACGGCCTTTTGATTATAAACGGTCTGTAGATATTTTGCCAACTTGTAGAGGTCTGGTGTTTTAACGTCCCACTGTTCGATGATAAGTGAATCCTCCGGCACGCCTTTCCATATTCCCGTTCCGTGGTAGATAGTTCCGGCGGGAACGCGAAGTATGATATCAGATTTTACATGTTCTGGGTTCAAGGGTGCTCCGTCTTTCGTTGTTAATCCAAGGTAGATTTTAGATATGATCATAGTGTTTTCCCTCGTAGTTGATTGTAGATTCACCTAAAAATATACGCCTTTGTTTCAGGGATTGCAACAAAAAAGAGGGTTATCTGTAAAAATAAATGCTTCTTGTTTGGCACGGTTATTGCAATCCTTTTATAGACGTGATATACTGAAAACATGGTAACGCAAGAGACGATTGAAAAGGCAAAAATTGTTATAGATGCATACGCCCGTGAAGGAAATTTGAAAGGAATCTGTGAACAGCATGGGCTTGACGTGAATGCTTTTTATAGGGCCCGCCTTGAGTCACCTATAATCGACGAGCATTACTCCCGTGCGCGAAAAGTCCGGGCGGATGTTTTGGCGGATCAAGTGACCGAAATATCTGATAATGAAATGAATCCTCATCGTGCCCGGATTCAAATAGAGGCCCGAAAGTGGGCTTGCATGGTATTCAATCGCGCCGTCTACGGTGAGAAAGTGGACATGAGCATTGATGGTCGTATTGATCTAACTGCGGCCATGTTGACGGCGCGTGATCGTGCAATCAGGTCAATCAATAATAACGATGATGCTCAAGTTATTGATATTTCACATGAGTCAATCCCCGGACCTACTGATAACAAATCAGCGGACCCGGTAAACACGAATGAAATTGACCCGTTCGAAGATGCTTGACGGGGGGTGCCGGCAGGGGGTGCCCCCGGAAAAAATCCCGACCCCAGATAATAGAGGGACCCATGAGCCAACTGCTTTGTATTTTTAGAAAAATTTTTAAAATTTTTTGTAATGTTTTCATATGGATATGCCGGCGGACGTTGCTCTTGCTCATTTTGGCGGTTCTGCTTTTCCACATATTTATCGACGGCGTTGATCATAACCAGTTGAATGAAAACAACATTAAATCGCTCATTCACCTTCACGAGATCCTCCACGAGATATACGACAAGCTGTTTCAGTTCACATGAAGACTGACCCAAAACAAGAACAAGAGCTTATGGCGGATCTCTGGAGCCCGGAGGTCGCAGATCATCTCCCTACGTTTGTCCAGTACGCTTACCCTTGGGGGCAGGCCGGAACGCCCCTGGAGCGCCACACAGGCCCTAGGAAGTGGCAAATGGAAGACCTCCGGGAGTTGTCTGACCACTTGGAGACTCAGAAGGGGCGCATCGCCCTTGGCCTGGACCCTCAGATGTGGAAGAAGGCCACGGCCTCGGGGCGCGGTCCTGGTAAGTCGGCCCTGGTCGCTTGGCGCACCCACTGGATGATGAGCACCCGGGTCGGGTCCACGACGATTGTGACGGCCAATACCGAGCCGCAGCTTAAGACCCGTACCTTTGCCGAGATCCGGAAGTGGTTCACCTTTGCGATTAATGCTCACTGGTTCGATATCACGGTTCTCTCGGTCCGGCCGCAGCCTTGGTTTGAGGAGGCTCTGATCCGGCAGCTTAAGATCGACACCGGGTATTATTACGCCCAAGGCCAGCTATGGTCGGAAGAGAATCCGGACGCCTTCGCCGGGGTGCATAACCCTCTCGGGGTCCAGGTTATATACGATGAGTCCTCTGGCATTCCCAATAGCATCTTTAACGTGACCGAGGGGTTCTTCACGGAGCCCGTGCTCAATAGGTTCTGGGATGCGTACTCCAACCCTCGCCGGAACTCAGGGGGGTTCTTTGATTGTTTTCACACCCATCGGAAGTTTTGGAGGCTCCGGCAGCTTGACTCTCGGACCGTCGAGGGGATTGATCAGTCCCGGTTCGATGATATGATCGAGCAGCACGGGATCGATTCGGATGTAGTTCGGGTGGAGGTCCTTGGTCAGTTTCCCAAGCAGGGGAACCGGCAGTTCATTTCGAACAATCTTGTCCGGGCCGCGCAGCAGCGGGAGATCACCAATGACCCGGGGGCCCCGCTGATCATGGGTGTGGATGTGGCCCGGTACGGGGATGACTCGACCGTGATCCGGTTCCGGCAGGGTCGGGACGCCCGAAGCTACGCGCCGGTCAAGTTTAAGAACCGGGACAATATGTTTGTGGCGAACGAGATCGCCCGTCTTATTGATAAGGTTCGACCGGACGCGGTTAACATTGACGCCGGTAACGGGACGGGTGTAATCGATCGGTTGAAGGAAATGAAGTACCGGGTGAGTGAGGTCTGGTTTGGCGGGAAGTCCAGCAGCAAGGAATGGGTTAACAAGCGGACCGAGATGTACGCGGATCTCCGGGACTGGCTTGGTGGGGGCGCGATAGATTCGGATCCGCTCCTGTTTATGAATCTGACCGCTCCAGAGTATGACTATTTTGGGAAGGCCAAGGATAGCCTGATGCTTGAATCCAAGGAGTCTATGAAGGACCGAGGGCTCTCATCCCCGGATGATGGGGACGCCCTGGCCTTGACCTTTGCCCGCCGGGTGGCTCGCCGGGACAATCCTTCCGGGCGATCCGGGGGTCGTGTCCTGACCGCTCACGGGGTTGACTATTCTTTGTTTGGATGATATATTTAATCTGATGGGATCTGTCGCTGATAATAAATGGGTGCAATCATCCGTCGCGGCTCCTTTTACCGGGGGAGTTTCGTTGGCCTATACATCTGCCTCTAAGGCTTTTCGTAGACCAAAGGCTCCGAACCTTCAGGCTACACCCTCGGTACCCACCCTGGATTCTGCGGCCGCGGCCCTCACGGAGGAGGAGCGACGCCGGAGGACCTCCTACGGTAAGGCCAGCACCATTTTGACGAGCCTTGGTACCGGGACTCCTGGGACGTCCAACAGATTATATCTAGGGGGAGTGTAGTGCCGCCAATCTCCAAAGAGAATATAGCGCACGGAATTATTGAGCGTCTAGCGTCGGCCATGAATAATCGTGGGACGCTTGACAATCATCTGGAAGAGATTGCCCGCCGGGTCCTGCCGGATTATTCCGGATCCTTTACGGGGAGGGGCAATACCCGTACCCCGGGGGATAAGCGTACCGAGGAAATGGTGGATGCGACGGCTGCGCTCGCGCTTACCCGTTTTGCGGCCGCGATGGAATCGATGCTTACCCCTCGAAACTCGGTATGGCACTCTCTGGTTCCGTCAGATGATTCGTTGATGCGGAACCGGACCGTCCGGTTATGGTTTGAGGCGCTGACCAAAAAGCTATTCAAGTACCGTTACTCACCCAAGGCGAACTTTGCTTCGCAAAAGCATGAGGACTATATGGCGCTCGGGGCCTTCGGGACCGGGTGCATGTTCATTGATTCGTTGTATGATCAGGTTTCCAAACAGCCCCGGGGCCTGCGATATAGTGCGATCCATTTGGGGGAGATATATTTTTTTGAGAATCACCAGGGGATCATTGACACAGCGATGCGACGGTTCTCTCTGAGCGCTCGGCAGGCCGCGCAGATGTTTTCGGATGAGGAGTTACCCGAGCAGATCAAAACGGCCGTTAAAAACTCCGGTGAAACTAAGTTCTGGTTCGTTCACTGTGTGAAGCCTCGGGAAGAGATCGAAGGGTACGACCCGGACCGTCGGGATATTCGGGGCATGGCCTTTGCTTCGTACTATGTGTCCGAAACAGGTAAGAAGACTGTTCGGGAGGGGGGCTATCATACCTTTCCGTATTCTATAAGCCGGTATGTGATTGCTCCGGGCGAGATCTACGGAAGATCCCCGGCTATGTTGGCTCTGCCCGCGATCAATGTGCTGAACGAGGAGAAGAAGACCGTGCTCAAGCTGGCAATCGATGCGCTGAACGCAAATGGAATGCTCGGCATTCAGATCGCACTCGATGCTATCGGCGCGATCCAGGACGGTGAAGACCCGGCGTTCGAGAATATGGATCTCGTCACATACAGTGAGCTGCTAACTCACATGCAGAACGCCGAGGCTGACGAGAAGTCTGCTACGCTCGATTTTCTCGTCCAGGTCGGTGACACACTAGGCCGCATTTCCGCTGCGCTCCTAGCTGGCATCCTCTCCGCTTAGTCCACTCATTTTCTTTTGGTTGCCTCATTTTCTGTCCTTGCGCATTTTTCTTGACGCACAAGCTC